GCGGGAGCTGGCTGACGTTCCAAGATGGTCCACATTTTCAACTAGAGATGAGTGCTTAATGTCTAAAATAGATCTAGATACTATATCATCAGGATACCAGTCTACAGTTAACCTCAATGACAATTTTCAGTCAATCGAGGATGAGCTGAATAACAAGGTACTCTATAGGGATAATCCTGAGGGTGAACCTAACCAGATGCTTAACGATCTGGATATGGACTCTAATAGAATTATTAACCTACCCAGTGCTGCTTCAAACAATGAACCAGCTACCTATGGTCAGTTAATAGCTGCTGCCTCTAGTATCACTAGTATCTCTACATTGTCTGAGGAACAGACTGCTAGTTCTGATGGTCAATCAGTATTTAACCTAGCTGCTATTACATACACACCTGGTGCTAAGAACCTAGTAGTGTACCGTAATGGTGTGAAGGTACCAAGATCTAGCTATACAGAGACGGATACTAGTACAATCACTTTATCTGCTACTAACGCTACATCTGTTAAGTCTGGTGACGAGTTTGAATTTGAAGTGAATCAAAGGGATGTTGATGCAGATACATACCTAGCTAGTAATGTCACATACACACCTGCTGGGTCAGGTGCTGCTACTACCGATGTGCAGACTAAGCTTAGGGAGAGGGTAAGTGTTAAGGATTTTGGAGCTGTTGGTGATGGAGTAACTGATGATACAGCTGCGATTCAAGCAGCATTGACTTATATCACCTCAACAGAGGGTGAGTTATACGTCCCTAAAGGGGATTATGTTATATCCTCTTCTTTAAATATCTATGGGAATATCTCAGTTATAGGAGAAGGCCCTCAAGTATCTGTATTTAAACCTACTGCTGCTGTAGCTGAACCTATTCAGATAGGTAACGTTGTGAATCCTAATGACGCCCACAGGGGGGTATTAAGAGGGTTCACTGTAGATAGAGGGACCTATGATGGAACTTCAGATAATGGAGGTTTTGTCTTCTATTGGTGCTTTGGATCTTCTTTCTACGATCTAGAGTCTAGGGAGTATAAATATAACTTCTGGTTCAAACCAGGGGATGGTCAAGGTGTTGCCTACATCTCTATGTATAACATGAACGGAGTAGGCGGTCTTAGGAATGTTTACTGGGACCCTGATACAGGTGCTCCAACTCCAGGGTATGCTAACGAGATAACTTTCTATGGTGGACGCATGTTCACTAGAGCCGTTACAGAATCGAATGTACATTGGAATGGCGGAACAGGCGGACGGTTTATTAACGTCTCTTGTGAAGGTGCAGGTGACCAAGCAATCTATCTAGGAGGTGATGGCAATTTCGTAGAACAATGTCGAACCGAAGGCACATGGGTTAATGACGACATTGTTATTGATGCTGGTGCTGTTAGGAATATCATATTTAACCATGATTTTTATGCAACCATCACAGATAATGGCTCAGGAACAACCTACCTTACCCATAACGATGGCAACCAGTTTGCTCAAGTAGCTGGTGGTGTTGCTAATCCAACTATGGCCGTAGACCATACTTCTGGGGGCGCAGATACAGCCCTTCTGGTAACTAAGAATAGATGGGGAGCAACAGACTACGGGTTAAGAGTACATGAGACAGCTACAAATAATGATGCGTTTTATGCGTCAACACAAGGCCAAGTCTTTACTCGTAGAACTTATATTTCAGATGAAAGTGGCCACATTATTCCTCCTCTTCATATGGGAGACTACAGGCTGTGGTGGGACAGTCAAGATAGGTTATTGACAAAAGATTCTGCACCGGCCTCGGCTACAGATGGTACTAGCGTAGGTTTAGGGGGAACACAGACAACTGTTGGAGCAGCAGGAGCCGCTTCAGCTTTACCTGCTAATCCTACAGGTTATGTTAAAGTTTTAATAGGCGGGACTGAATACGCTATGCCTTACTATGCAGTGTCTTAAAGGAGATAAACAATGCCTATTTCTAAATCTTTTAGTACTGGTAATAAACCAAACGAGATCGTTTCTGTAGTAGACTTTGGGGCGGTAGGTGATGGAGTTACAGATGATACTGCCGCCATACAGGCTGCTTTCGATTCAGGCGCAAAGCTTGTATATCTCCCGAAAGGTACCTATTTAGTGACAGCAATAACCGCCACTGATATTTCTATCCTTGGTGATGGCGCAAGAGCCTCAATTATCAAGGGATCAGTGGCGACAAATAACGTACTAACTATTGCTGCAAATACCGACTTCTGTACTTATGAAAAGTTTGGTATTACCTATTCTAGCAGCAGTGCTACAGGGTACGGTATTGATTTAAAGGATGATACACACAACCTGAGTTTCAGAAACTTAGAGATAACCTACGGGACTTACGGTGTACATAGTGCTACTGGCGACACACATTTTATGTGCGACTACACAAATGTCAGAGTTAATTCGACTCAGAGTTTTAGTTTTTACTTCAATAGCGCAACATCAAGCGCCACAACACTTACATTCAGGAACTGCTACAGTGTATCTTCTTCAGGTGGGTTTTATCTGAACGGCGTATTAGACATCACAATGACGAGCTGTGCCGTCGATGCTAGCGACAATGACTGCATATTCCTAGATGGGTGCCGAGGTGTTAATATTCTCTCTACTCATTTTGAGAGCTGTGCGTTTGGTGCAAGTACAGAAAGGTTGTTTAGACTTAACTCCTGTAACTCGGTGAATATCGATGGTGTGACAAGCTCAACCAATACAGCTACAACGGGTTATTATGTCCTTGGTCTTTACACTGACAACACTAAGATTAAGTTTTCAAATCTATACTCTATAAGCAATACAAATGAAGACTTCCTTTATGTAGATAGTGGTAGTTCTGCTACTGATACTGATATTGTCATATCAGGTGTAGATGCTGCGTTGACATCTACGATTGATGGTGACGCAAAGATCAGGAACACTGATTTTGAAGGGGTTTTCTATACAAATAGTACTGACGCGAATGGTGTTGTTAGTCAAAACTACCCAACCGCTCCTGATTATTTATCTACTTTCTCTGTTAACTCTTTCGTTGATGACGGTTATACAAACTATTACGTATCGACAGATAGATTTGGATCGTCTTATTCTTCTCGGATTAAAAATGCAGACGGGACGAATGCAGCAGTATCTGGTGTTAATATTAGGTCAACGCTGAACTACTGGAGAAACTAAATAATGACACAGATTTCAAAAGCATATAAAAAAGAGGAGTAGCTACTACTATGGCGGGTTTTGAAAGTGCCTCTGCTTTAGGTACACGCAACTATTATGGTCCTCGGTCTGCTCTTGATGTGCAGGCCACTGGATTCTTTGGTTTCATTGACTATAACGACACTTCAGGGTCTACTAGTCTAGTAGCAGATACATGGACTGATATCCCAAATAATGGATTAGGTGCTTTTACTAATAAGACATATAAGCCTGAGAAGATCAATGAAATCCTAGATACCAGTACAGGTTACTTAGACTTCTCAGAATTACCCCTAGGTAGTGAGATTGTCGTACGTAATGACTTTACTGTAACACCCTCCACAAACAATTGCTTACTTGAAGCAAGGTACTTACTGGGTGATGGTGCAGGGGAGTATCCATTACAGTTCTGGTCTGAACGGCTAGACAGTGGTAGTGGTATTCCTTACCAACGAGTTACAAGCTTCCCCATCTACATGGGTGATTTAAACACACAACAAAACCCAGGAAAGATGCAGATTAGACTTTCTACAGCAGGTAGTGTTGTGAACGCAGGTGTTTATGTCTCTATAAGGGTGAACCAAGGTGAGTATTAAAATCTATAAAGATTCCTCGGCAAACGCTATCTTTATTGAAGATGCGAACGGGGTTCAATTCTTGAATAGTCTACAGGCCACTGTCACTAACGGTGCCTGTAATGTCCGTGATTTAGCTAAAGATATTGATATTGTAACTGAACAGGCCTACACTGAGTTTGTTGATGAAAACGACAATGCCTACGGTGCAGATTCTACAGAGGTGTGTAATGCACTCAATACACTCTTCTCTGCGTCAGGTACGGCAGGTACAGAGCTACCTAGTATCACCTCAAGCTTAGCAATAAGTCTAGTACAAGGTGAGACTCTTAACTACGAGTTAACAGCAGACTACGGTGTAGGTTACGAGTGGGACTTATCAAATGTATCTGGTATAACTACCGTAGAGGGTAACAACCGAAAGATCATTGGTGGTAGTTCTCTTACAGCAGGCTCTTATAACATTCCTGTTAAGGCTATCAACTACAACGGTGAAGATTCTGAGACTGTTGTGCTTACTGTTAGTACACCGCCTTTTGCTAATACTAAATCAGTACAGTTCAATAATAATGATTATCTTGGTGCTAATGCTGCATTACTTGATGCAACACTGGGACGTTCTGGTAACGGCTCAGGTAGTAGTGACGCATGGACGATTTCCTTTTGGTTTAAGGCGGGAACAAGTAATAACCAAAACCAAACTGTTTTTTATTTTGGCTCAAATGATGTTACAAATGGTAATCACTTACTGTTTGTTTATAATGGAGATAATGCAGCAAGGAGGCAAATAAATTTTAAATACGGTAGTAACAATAACTACTTAATTTTTAAATCTCCTGTTGGTAGTGTAGCCTCATCTGATGGATGGCAACATATTATGTACACTTATGATGGTGGTACAACAGGCTCATCAAGTGGCAGTATTAATAATTATTATTCAAGATTTAAAATGTTTATTGATGGAGTTCAGCAAACAACAATAAACTCAAATGGTAATTACGGGAATACTACATCTTTAAGTGGGCAAAATTTAAGAGTAGGTAGATATAATACAGGTAATTATATGCGTAATTCCTGTAAAATTGATGAATTAGCTATATTTGATTCCGACCAAAGTGCAAACGTATCTGATATTTATAACAGTGGAGCGCCATTTGATTTATCAACTTTAACAACAGGACCTAAACATTGGTGGAGAATGGGAGATGGGGACACTTACCCTAACCTGGTAGACAATGGTTCTGCTGCAAACTGCACGTTCGTAATGTACAACATGACCTCTGCTGATATCGTCAGTGATGTTCCTTAATAAAAAGGTTTAGGTGATATAGATGGCTGGAAATATTGACATTAATTTAGGTGGTGTAGTTGATGGGCTATTTAAAGGTTTAGATAGCTTATTCACATCAGATGAAGAGAAGTCTAAAGCCAGACTAGCTATGCAGGTTGAGCTACAGAAACCACACATCTTACAGGCAATGGCAAACATCCACGGTGCTCAGCATCCGAATTGGTTCGTTGCAGGTTGGAGGCCATTCATTGGGTGGTTATGTGGTTTATGTCTTGCCTACCACTGGCTGCTCAAAGACTTTATTGTTATCGGTTTAATTCTCGGTTCCGATGAGCCTGAGAAGATTATACCATTACTTCCGACTATTGATTCTGGTGAGATCTCAGGTCTAATCCTAGCATTACTCGGTTTAGGTGGTCTTAGAACATACGAGAAGCTAACTGGTAAAGCCAGAGGTTAGACCTCTACTACAAGGTATTTTAAAGAACATTATATGTCAAAATACAAATGTCCGAAAACAGGTAACTTCTTAACTCAAGCATTATTCTTCGAGCTAAAGAATGACCATGAAAGAGCTTTATATACTCTTAAAGAGGAAGACTATACTTTACCAGATGGTAGAGTACTTCCTTCTTTGAAGCAGTTATACCTAGAGTGTGGAGATCCTACAGAGTACTCTTTTGCTACAGAATACTTTTACTCTTGGAAACATTGGCAAAGATGTCTTGGTAATAAGTTAGTCATTAAAGAAGTTCGTGATTGGAGAGAAGAGTTAGAAATTAAACTCAGATCAGAAGGGCTTAAAGGGGCTATCAATAATGCCATGGATGGTAACTACCAAGCAAACAAATGGTTAGTAGAGAAAGGTTGGGTAGAGAAGAAAGCTGGTAGACCTACTAATGAACAGGTTGAAGGTGAGCTTAAACAGGCTAGTCGTCTACGTGTAGCTCATGAAGAAGACCTAGAACGTATATCGCAGTTCCTTAACTAATGACGACTACTACCCAGGAAATAAGAGAAGCAGCAGAGATGGACTTAAACGTCTTTGCTCGTCTCGTTAACCCAAAGCGTGTGTACGGTGATGTACATACAAAGGCTTTTAAGTTTCTACAGGAAGAGAATACACCAAACAAGTTATTACTTCTTCCTCGTGCACATATGAAAAGCCACTGCGTAGCTGTGTGGTGTGCATGGTTAGTTACATACAGACCAGATATCACAATCCTGTACATCTCGGCTACTAGTACTCTAGCAGAAGAACAGCTCAAGGCTATTAAGGATATCTTCGAAAGTAAAGTATATCGTAAGTATTGGCCTGAGATGATACACCCTGATGAGGGTAAACGTGAGAAGTGGACTACAACTAAGATCAGTGTTGATCACCCCCTAAGGAAAGAGGAAGGTGTTCGTGACCCTACCATTACTACTGCTGGTATCACGACTAACACCACTGGATTACATGCTGATGTTATTGTCCCAGACGATGTAGTGGTACCAGACAATGCATATACCGAAGAAGGTAGACGTAAAGTGGGAGCCTCCATGTCACAAATGGCTTCCATTCTTAATCCTGGAGGTATTATTCGAGCATGTGGTACACGTTACCACCCCGCTGATCAGTACGATGTTTGGAAGAATCAAAAGACATTCGTATTCAATGATGAGGGAGATATCACAGGGGAGGAGCCTATCTGGGATATCATGGAAGAAGTTGTTGAAGAAGACAATCACTTTCTATGGCCCCGGGCTGTTCGTGAAGATGGTAAGGCTTATGGTTTCGATAGGAAAGAGCTTGCTCGTATATCTGCCATGTATTCTGATCGTACTCAGTTTTACGCTCAGTATTATAATGATCCAAATGATCCAGAAAGCCGTAGACTCTCTTATGACAGATTCCAGTATTATGATCAGAGACATCTAAGACAAGAGTATGGTCGCTGGTACTTTAAAGATAAACCTTTGAATGTCTATGCAGGTATTGACTTTGCATTTAGTTTATCTAAGAAAGCTGACTACACAGCTATAGTGGTTGTAGGTGTAGATCCAGATGGTTTCATATATGTACTGGACATAGATAGGTTTAAGTCAGATAAGATAGCAGAATACTTTGACCATGTAGTACAAGCTCATACACGATGGGACTTTAAGAAACTAAGAGCTGAAGTAACTGTAGCCCAGTCTATTATCTGTAATGATCTAAAAGATCGTATTCGTAAAGAAGGATTACGTCTAAGCATAGATGAGCACAGACCAAATAGGCACCAAGGTACTAAAGAGGAACGGATTGCTTCAGTCCTAGAACCTAGATACGAGAACCAAAGTATCTTACATTTTAAAGGTGGTTACACACCTATGTTGGAGGAAGAACTAGTTATGGCTAGACCTCCACATGATGATATAAAAGATTGCTTGGCTAGTGTAGTGGAGATAGCCATTCCACCAAAAGCTAGACGAGAACGAGAACGTAAGAGTAACGTAGTCTTTAACACCCGCTTCGGAGGGGTTTCACATTGAACAAAGTAGCTGAGTTACGTGGTGCTATAGACGGCCATAGAGACGGTAAAGCAGAATATATTGGTGATCTTTGGCACACATGGAATACTCAACGTATGCCATGGATTGAAGAACATAAAGAGCTAAGAAATTACTTATTTGCTACAGACACTACTAAGACTAGTAACAGTGAACTACCATGGAAGAACTCTACTACTCTTCCTAAGCTAGCACAGATCAGAGATAACCTGCATGCTAACTACATAGCTGCACTGTTCCCTAATGATGATTGGGTTAAATGGGAATCGTATAGTATCGAGGAAGGCGAGCAAGTAAAAGCAGAGGCTATTGAAGCCTACATGTCTAACAAGGCTCGACAAAGTAACCTACGTACTACAGTATCTCGATTAGTCTACGATTACATTGACTACGGCAATGCATTCATGGATGTAGAGTTTGTTTCAGAGAGTAAAGTAGATCCTTTAACTGGTGAAACTATTCCAGGCTACATAGGCCCACGTCTAGTACGTATCTCTCCTCTAGATATTGTCATGGACCCTACAGCAGCTAGCTTTAAGAACTCTCCTAAAGTTGTACGTGCTATTAAGACGATTGGTGAGTTACAGACAATGGCAGAGGATGAGCCTGATAATGCTTATCTTAAAAAGGCTATTGATCAGCGCATGCGTATGAAAGAGATGGCTGGTCAGTACACCATGGAGGACTTCCAGAAAGGTCTAGGTTACATGGTAGATGGCTTTGGTAATATCCACGAATACTACCAATCTAACTACGTAGAGATCTTAGAGTTCCACGGAGACTACTACGATCCTATTACTGATAAGCTACACCGTGACATGGTTATCACAGTAGCAGACAGATCAGTAGTCTTACGGGAAGAGAAAGCCCCTGAGTGGTCTAAAGGTAGCAGCATAGAGCACGTAGGGTGGAGATTACGACCAGATAACCTATGGGCTATGGGTCCACTAGATAACCTAGTAGGTATGCAGTATCGTATTGATCATCTTGAAAACCTCAAGGCTGACGTATTTGATTTAATTGCATTCCCTCCTTTAAAGATTATTGGAGATGTAGATGAGTTTGATTGGGCACCAGGTGAGGAGATACACATAGATGAAAGCGGTGATGTACAAATGTTGGTCCCAGATACCACTGCTCTCAATGCTGACCTACAGATCCAACTCCTCGAAGACAGGATGGAAATGTACGCTGGTGCTCCTCGTGAGGCTATGGGTGTTCGTACACCTGGAGAGAAAACAGCCTTCGAAGTGCAATCACTACAGAATGCTTCTGGAAGAATATTCCAAGAGAAAGCAACTAACTTTGAAGTCAACGGTCTAGAGCCTTCTTTGAATAACATGCTTGAGACTGCTAAGCGTAACCTTAACGTAGCAGATGCAGTCCGTGTAATGGATGAAGAGCTAGGTGTAGAGGTTGTAATGTCTATTACTAAAGAAGATATTACTTCTACTGGTAAGTTAAAGCCAATCGGTGCTAGACACTTCGCTGCACAAGCCCAGTTACTTCAGAACCTACAGGGTGTGTTTAGTTCTTCTCTAGGCCAGATGGTTATGCCACATACTTCTTCTAAGCAATTATCTAAGCTAATTGAAGATGTATTAGGTCTACGTCGATTTGATCTGTTCCAAGATAATATTGCTATCTTTGAGCAAGCTGATACACAAAGGCTCCTCAACACAGTCCAAGAGAATGTAGAGGTCGAGGCACAAACCCCGATTGAGGGTGATGAAGGAGCAATGAATGAAATCTAAGTGGCTAGCAGGCCTTTCTGATCAAGAGAAAGAAGATATAAAGGCTAGTATTATAGCTGCTTCACCGGCTTTTAAGAGGCTATCTAAGCTTCTTGAAGGGAAGTATGATGAGAGTCGTACTTCACAACTGAAACGGGACACGTATGATAAAGCTGCGTGGCCTTATTACCAAGCGGATTGTAACGGATACCAACGTGCAATTCAAGAAATGATAAATTTAATTGAGGTAGATAAATAATGGTTGACCAAACCAGCACCTTTGAAGGAAGTGAACAGAACCCAGACCAGGGCCAAGTTCAAGAACCATCTAACCAGGCAAGCACTTTTGCAGTTCCTGATTCTTTATCTGGATTTGTAGGTGAAGGTAAAAAGTATGCAAGTGTGGACAAAGCACTTGAGTCTATTGCCCCAGCCCAAGACCATATCCAACGATTAGAAACAGAGATGGCAGAAATGAGAGCCAAACTTGATGCTCAAGCTTCTGTAGAAGAAACCTTACGTAAGTTCTCAGAACAAAAGGCGGTGGACACACCAACCAGCCAGCCTGTTGATCTGAATGAAGTCGTAAGCCAAGTAACTCAAAAGTTGTCTGCTGATAAACAAGCGGAACAGAAAATAGCAAACCAGAAGTCTGTAGCAAGTAAGCTAGCTGAACAATTTGGTGATATGCAGAAAGCAAAAGGTATGTTTGAAGCTAAAGCCAAAGAGCTAGGAATGAGTGTTCAAGATATGGATAATCTAGCTGCTACGTCTCCTCAAGCTGTTTTCCAGATGTTTGGAACAGGAGCACAACCTAAGAGCCAACCGGCTATGCAATCTTCAGTGAACACGGAGGCAATGCAATCTGCCACAAACCAAACTCCACAAGAAGTTCCAGGCGTAATGTTTGGGGCATCTGCTGAACAAGTAGCGGATGCGTGGAGACTCGCAACACAGCACATTAAATAATTTTAGGAGAAATCTAAATGGCTGGTCAACAGTACACAGGAAATACATCTGCATTTATCGAGGCGGAGCAGTATAGCGCCTTTATCTTATCACAACTGAAAGATGGTTTATTACCTACCTCTTTCTATCGCAACGTATCTGACTTCGGTTCTGGTACAACTTTAAACATCAAAACCATCGGTTCGGCAACTATTCAAGAGGTTAGTGAACTAACTCCTGTTGTTTATAACCCAATCGACACTAGCACAGTAACCTTGTCTATCTCTGACTATGTTGGTGATGCTTGGTCTGTTAGTGATGTACTACGTCAAGACGGTTCTCAAATTGAAACCTTGATGCAAATGCGTGGTATGGAAGCTACTCGTGCTATTCAAGAACACTTTGAAACTCGTCTATTTGCAGTGGCTGATGCAGCTCAAGCTGCTGACGACAACAACAGCATTAACGGTTTCGCTCACCGTGGTGTTGCTTCTGGTACTAACGATGTTCTTTCTCAAGACGATATCGTATCCATGAAGCTAGCTTTTGATAAGGCTAACGTACCACAAGGTGGCCGTATTGCTATCGTTGACCCAGTAGTTGAAGCTACAATGAACAAGCTTGTGTCTTTCACTAGCACTCGTTCTTTAGACTACAACCCTCAGTTCCAAGGTGTTCTGGAGAGTGGTTTTGCTCGTGACCATAAGTTCTTATTTAACTTCTTCGGTTTCGACTTCTACACTTCTAACCGTCTACCATCTCCAGCAGACACTGCTCTGCCTGAGCTTGGTGGTGCTAACGCTACTGACGTAAGCTCTGGATATGTTTCTAACATGTTCATGTCTGTAGCTGATGACAACACTCGTCCTATTATGGCAGCGTGGCGTCAAATGCCTTCTGTTGAGGGTGAGCGTAACAAAGATATCGCTGCTGATGAGTTCGTAACTCGTGCTCGTTTCGGTCTTGGTGCTCAGCGCGTCGATACCTTAGGTGTTATCTGTACTTCTGCAACTGCAACTGAATAATAGGAGATAAATAATGGCTGGTTTTGAAAGCACTTCTGGTCTAGGTACTCGTAATTTCTACGGACCTCGATCTGCAAAAGAAGGCATCGAAGGTGGTATTAAGACTGAAGGATCAATCAAAGAATTAACTTTGAAGTTCACAGGTCAGAATATCAACGATGATGTTTTTTCCGCTAACCTAGCAGTATTACCTGCTGGTGCACGTCCTATTCGGGCAATTGTCTCTATCAACGAGGTATTCGCACTAGGTGGTACTACTCCAACTATTAACATCGGTACTGATGGTTCAGAGGCAACTAACGGTGTATCTATTGCAGAGGCGCAAGCTGAAGCAGCAGGTGTACTTACTGATGCTGACTCTGGTGTAGCTATCAACGGTACTTGGGGTTCTGAACTAGCTGCTGATACTCAGGTATCTGTAGCTCTAGGTGGAACAACTCCTACCGTAGGTGCTGGTGGTTATGCTGTAGTAACTATTGAATATATCATGGTTCAACAGTAAGACTAACTAGGGGGTCTTTATGGCCCCCACTTCTCTTGAGGCAAGTATGGCAGACTTAGAACACAGTACAATAGCAGACCCAAATATTCACGAACCTAAAGGTGTGTCTTCCGCGTCTGATGGTACAGTCTACGTAGCAGATGGTGCAGGCAGTGGTGCTTGGACTGCTCTGGAACAAGGCACAATAATTGGATTTTTAGATTATAATGATGCTACTACAGCCTCTACTCCTATTAATGTTACAGGGGGTGCAGGCTATACTTATCTTACTAACGATGGAGCAGGTGCTTTTACAAACAAAGCATATACCCCTAGTGGTGTAACAGATGTGTGGGATGCTTCTATAAACAAGTTTGATTGGTCAGATCTTCAGTTAGGAGATATGGTTGATGTTCGTTTAGATATTGAAGTTACAACATCAGGTGCTAACCAAGCTTTTGATGTAGCTTTGGAAATGGCTACAGATGGCTCTAGCTACGATATTCCTTTTGAAATTGCTTTGGTGAAGACAGCAGGTGCTACTAATGTTAACCGATATAACGGAGTTTATATGGGAGACGCAAACACATTAGATAACCGTGCTCGTTTTAAGATACAATCTGATGGGAATGCCACTGTAGTTGTAAGAGGCTGGTATTGTAAAGTTCTGATTAATAGGTAAAGCAATGGCTAAAATGACTCTCCTTGAGATGGTCCAGTCTACCCTTAACGACATGGACTCAGACAATGTAAACAGTATCTCTGACACACAAGAGGCATTGCAGGTTGCTCAGATAATTAAAGACACTTACTTTGAGTTAATCTCTAAGCGTGACTGGCCTCACCTAAATCAACTGTTTACTTTAAATAGCGTATCTGATACAGACCGACCTAATTATTTAAAATTACCTGATAATGTCTATGAAATGGAGTTTGTTAACTACAACAAACGTAAGTCTACAGACAGTAGAGATAAATATCAGGAAGTTTCGTACCTAAACCCAGATAATTTTTTATTGAAACAGAACCAATTGAATGAAACGTTGTCTAATGTAACGCAGATAACTGACTCTACAGGTGTCAAGTACAGTATCAGGAACGATAGACCTCCTGAATATTGGACATCCTTCGATGATAATCTGATCGTATTCAGCTCTTATGACTCTACTGTTGATACTACTATGCAGGGGTCTAAGTCCCAATGTAGAGGGATTGTCGAGCCTTCCTGGTCTGCGATAGATGGTTTCACTCCTGATCTTCCTGCTGAAGCATTCCCCCTCCTACTAGCTGAATCTAAATCTACAGCATTCCTTTTATTAAAACAGGTGGCAAATGAGAAAGCAGAGCAAAGATCTCAACGACAACAAAGAAGACTTAGCAGAAAAAGCTGGACAGCAAAAGGTGGGATCAGGTGGCCAAACTATGGAAGAAAAGCCAACTCGCAAACGTGGGACAAAAACCCCTACCTCGACAAGTCCTAAGAGAGAGCTTAGTGTTTTCCCTACCGATTACTCTATGGTAAAAGTAGCGTATGTAGGTGGAGGAGAAACCCCTAAAGAGCTTTCAGGACGCTATTCTTCCGCAGCAGAAGCTAAGAAAGCAATCGCTAGATATCTATACAAGAAGACTTAAATATGCCTCAAGATGTTGCTATAGCAGAGTTTAATACATTCGTTCAAGGGTTGATTACAGAGGCTAGTCCTCTGATCTTCCCTGAGAATGCTGCATTAGATATACAGAATGTTGTTCTTAATAGAGAAGGGTCTTTCCAGCGTAGATTGGGTATAGACTATGAATCAGATTATTACTTTAATACCACTCCTTACAGTAATGCCGACTTCCAATCTAATGATGTTCGAGTAGATTTCTATAGATGGGACAACGTAGCTAACGATCCTGGC